ATGTGGATGACGCATTGCTACAGTCCACAAACGGGGTATTTCATGGCTTCGATCCTCAAGATCGGCGATCGCTGGCGGGCTCAGGTCCGCCGGCGGGGACAAAGTATATCAAAGACATTTCGAACAAAGGGCGCGGCTGAAGCATGGGCGCGCGAGATTGAAGGGGGAATCGACAAAGGTCAGGCTGCTGTCGACGAGCAGACGATCACGGTCGGTGAGCTGGTGCGCTTGTATCGAAACGCTCGGGATGACTCGGGGCGGTCGGTGGCCGAGAAGTCGAATGAAGACTACATGCTCAAGCGGCTGGAAAGTCACTTTGATGATGAAGTGGCGGCGAAGCTGTCGACCAAAAGGCTGGTCAAGTTTGCGCAGGAGCGCAAGAAAGAGGGGGCGGGGCAGTACACGATCGACATGGACATTTCCAAGCTCGGGACCGTCTATAAGCACATGGCTTCGCTTCTCGATCTGAGACTGCCACACGCGCCGAGCATCGCACGGCCGACGCTTGATCACCTACAGCTCATCGGTCCGGGGAAACACCGCGATCGTCGGCCGACGCGTGAAGAGATCGTGAAGATTTTCGAGTGGTTTGCCGAGCACCCGGAACGCGAGCAGGCGGTGCCGGACGTGATTTGCGTGGCGATGAAAAGCGCATTCAGGCGCGGTGAACTGTTCCGGTTGACGTGGTCAGATCTCGACGTCGAGCGCCGGCTCGCGCTCGTTCGCGATCGCAAGCACCCGCGCCAGAAGAAGGGCAACGACGAGTGGGTGCCGTTGATCGGCGACTCGCTCGAAGTATTGTTGCGTCAGCCGCGATATCCCGTAGCGCCCGAATATGAGGCGAAGCGCCGCGCTGATCCATCAATCGCGCCGCATCCGAATGAGTACATCTTCCGGTTCGACAAGAGCACCGCGAGCAAATACTTCAAGCTGGCGTGCGTCGACAAAGGCATCGTCGACCTTCGGCTGCACGATCTGCGGCACGAAGCGACGAGTGCGCTCTTCGAGGGCGGGTGGGATATTCCGGAAGTGGCCGCCGTTACCGGCCACAAGGATTGGCGCAACCTGAAGCGGTATACGAACCTGCGGCCGGATCAGGTTGCGAAGAAGGGACAGTTGAAGATGGTGAGCGAGGAATAACAGAAGGGGGCCAGACCCCTATCGCGGCCGCTTCTTGATCCAGCGCCCGGATCGCACGGCGCTCGCTCCCGGAAAAGGTACGCGGTGTGCTCGCTTTACCGCGCCTTGGCGCGGTGTTGCCCCGCTGCGATCGAAGAAAATGCCTTTCGAGCGGAGTCGGAGATTTGTCGTTTGCTTTGCTTTAGCGCTGCGACCTCTGATTTCCTCAGCGGTACGGAAGCCGACGAGGTATTGGGCTTCGTCGGCCGTGAGCGCAGTTGGCTCGATACGGAACGTTTCGCGGATAACATGGCCGAATTGCTCCTCTAGACGGCGCACGATTTTTCGTGCAGGAAACAGTTTACCAGACCGGCTCGCGTTCACCAGCACGACAGCGGCTATCACGTTTCCGCCGTTCCGGCGAATGTAATCGGATAGATCGCAAAGCGTGCCCCCGAGCGTCGTGACGTCGTCGACAAGAACATAGTTTCCGCCGCGCTGCACCGGCCCTTGAAAGCTGGCCCGTGCAATGAGGCGTTCCATCGCATCGGCTCCGGTGTGGTACACCTTCGTCGTCTGCACAATGTTCTCGTCGACTTCGCCGTACCCGATGCTCAGAGAAACCGCGAGTACCTGGGGGATCGCATTGTCTCCGCGAGCTTCCCGTGCGTGCGGGGCGACGAAGATCAGCGGCTCTGGCCAACCTTCCGCGAACGCGACATCCGCGACCTGCCGCTCAAGCGGCTCTGCGATTTCCGCGATCAGCTCAATTGCGGCGTATGAATCGCCAGCTTTGGCGTCGGGATACCGAGGATGGGCTTTAAGCTCAGTATCGTCCTGCCAAAGGAAGATCGGCTCGACCAAGGGGGCGGGGAACCCGAGCGTACGCATTGGCATGCCGCTCGGCGCGTGCTTTCCGAGCAGTGTCGATCGTGGTGCTTTCCGGTTGGGTTCCAAGCGTGACTGCCGGCGAAGGGTTGAGACGCCGGCAGTATAGCGTGGGGATGTTTGGCGGCTTGGCGTCATGCTCCAAAGTAACTTCGGGTTACGCGGCCATCCGTCGCGCTTCGGCGGACATTTGGTCGAGGTAGTCGGCAACGGCGTCATATGCTGCGAATCGACTGCCGCCTTCTTTGTACGTCGGGATCGGAAACGTCTCTGCGCTGATCTGATTGCGGATGGTTCCCTCCGACATCAGCAGTAGCTGCGCGAGCTGCGCTAACGTCATGCGCGGGCCGTACTTCTCAAGTATGTATGCGCGGGTCAGAAGGCTCATTTGCGTTCTCCCGCGCGAGCGCGGAGCCGATCGAGCCGTTCGAGTTCCGCGAGGATCAGTGCGGCGGCCTTGACGAGATTTCGACGCTGCGTTGTCGGCTTCCACCAATCGGTGGCCCAAGGCCATGGCGGCGGTGGATCGCCAGCGGGATATGCGAGTGTGTACATGGCATAGCATCCTGCTGCACAGGACATCTCGAGGTCGCCGCATTTGTCGTCGTGTTCCGGCGTCCAGCCTTCCTGCTCGATCTGGCGGCGGCGCTCGATGAGCACGTCGCGGGCAGCGTTGGTTAGTTGTATTGCGATCTGTGCGTCATTGCTGTCGTTTAGGAGCGATTCAAGCGCGGCCACATGCTGCTCGCCGGCCGGATGGCCGGCACATGCGCCGAGCGCGAATTCGATTGCCGCGTTCTGTTCGTGTGTCATCGCGATCGCGGCCGGGGGAGTGGGACTTGTGCGGTCGATCTCGCGCAGTAGCGCGGAACGATATTGTCGTATCGTCTGAAACGACATCGAGTATTCGTCGGCGGCGATGAGCCGTCTAAGTGTTGTGAGCGCTTGTGACGTTGCGCTGCCGGTTGGCTTATTGGGCTCGATTCTATTCAAAGCTTCTCGAAGCTCGGCCGCTCGCGCCGCTCGCGCGCGTATGTCTCGCGATCCTTCGGCCAGCGTGACATAGATCTCGTCATGGTTTTGCCGGTGCGTGTCGATCGTGAGGCGATAGAGCAGATCGCCTTCCTGCAACCAGTTCGGTGCGGTGTTCTGTTCGTCGTTCATGGTCATCCTCAATTCTGTTCGTGTGGTATCGCCCGGCCGAGCTGCATCAAACCCGTTTCGAGCGTGACGCCGGCGGCTGCGGCCCACGTGCGGGCGTCCTGCGCCGCTCTGTGCCGTGAGTAGCTGCCGGCATCGTCGGCCATCAGGTCGAGCAGTACGATGTCGGCCGAGTGCGAGACGTCGCTCACAAGGGCGCGGATCTCGATGCAAAGCGCGTCGAGGCGTGCGTGCATGCCCCTGCGGGCATCCGCAGGGGCTTCGTTTCTCTGGATTGCTTTTCGCCGCGCACGCGGCGTGTCGTTCTTCTGGATTGCCTTTGCGGGCGCGAGCCCGCGCACACGCTTTGAAACCGCATTGCCGTCGACGCTCGCCAGTGTGATAGCCGGGCGCTTGTTCGCGCGTTCCCGCTTTCGCGGCAGCGGACGTGGGGTAGAAAGGGCCGGGCGCGGGGTCATTGGGCTGCCTCCCGCGCCATTTCGGGCATCCAGTCGGGGTCGGGCATCGTGAACAGCTTGTCGAGCCACCGCCGAACGCCTGCCATTTCCTTCGCCTTCGAAGCGCTAGTGCTTTCGAGGGTGCGGGTGAGCACCTGAACCGCAGCCCGGATCGCTTCGACGCGCGTCCTGTACCGGCCGGGGGATTCGCCGTCGATGCGCTTGCATGGCGACGATCCGCCCGCGCTGTTGAAGGCGTACGAGAAACCGAACTCCCAATCGCCCTCTGCGATCTGCGCGAGCCGAATCTCGACGGACGCGCGCCCGGTGCGCTTCGAGATGGGCGCGGACAGGATTTCCGATGGCTCATACACGCCATGCTCGTTTGTCTTGGCGATCGGATACTTCGGCCGACGCGTCGGCACGGCATCGAGCAGGTCTTCGAAGCCCGTCAACGCGCGATGTACGCCTGCGATCGTGCCCGGCGACAACTTGCCGAAGCCCGGATCGTGCAACACGCTTTGCAGCGCTTGCAAAAATTGCTTTGCATGTTGCTCGCCAATCTTCCGTTGAGGCTCGGCGGCGGCCGTTGCCGCGACGCTCTTGGGCGACGCCGTGTGGAGATGCTTTTTCGTGACCTTCGTCTTGCCCGCGTCTTTCGCTTTCGACAGGCTCGAGACGATCCGCTCCAGCGTCCGTTCCGCGCCGTGCCGTCGTATCTGTTCGATCACGAGCGTGCCGGAGATGGAGCCGTCGCGGACAAACTGGTGAATCTCCGCAGGTGCCTGCTCGAGCAGGCCGACGTCGCGAATGGTTTGATCCGTAACGTTCAGGCGCTTGCAGATCGTTTTCGTGTCGAGGCCATGTACGTCGCGCAGTTCCGCGACGACCGTCGCGAGGTCGAGCGGAGACGCGCGCTTGCTTTCGTTGCTAACGTAGCCGTCGATCACCATCTCGGCGCGTTCAACCGTCTTCGCATCGCGCACGACGACCGGGATCTTGCCGAGGTCCTTTCCCGCACGGATTGCGTTGCCAGCGGAGAGGTAGCGGTGTTGCCCCTTGTAGACGTAGATCAGGTCCTTTCCGTCGACTTTCCGGACGTAGCAATGGAGCGGTTGACTCCTGTCGTAGCCGTTGGCGATCATCAGCGCGGTGAGGTGCGACACCCACTGTTGATCGACGGGGCGCACGTTGTCACGTGGATCGTAGTGGAGCTGTTCGTACGGCACCATCCAGAGATCCGCCGATGTCGCGCCCGCCGCCGCAGCGGCGGCCTTCGCATTGCCGGTGACGATCGGCTCGACGAGCGCGAGCGGTTGGGTGCGGGCGTCCATTACTCGGACTCCTGCGGTCGGAGACTGTGAGCGAGTCCCATTGAGCAGTCGAGGATCAGGCGCGACTGCGTTTTCGGTCGCCGAAGCAGGAGATTCGAGCAATTCGGAGCGATATCAATGCGCTCGACGATCCAGCCGAGCGCGAGAAACGCGCGGATGGCGCGATCGGCCGTCGCGTTGAAAATCCCCGCGCGAACTCGGAGCGCCCATTTTGCCCGGCCGCTGTAGCGGTATTCGTCGGGTGCGCGGCAGTCTTCGAGGTACATCGAGTAGCCGTCAACGGCAATGTAAACGCCGGTTTCAGCGACCAACGCAAGGTCGCGCTCGATCGCTCGGATGTGCTTCTCGGCCTTCTTGAGTTGAGCGAGACGACGCGCATGAATGGCATTCGCGTGAGCGACGATCTCGTTATACGACGTCGGATGCTTGTAGGTCGTCATGCGCTTCACGCGGTCCTCCGGTTCTGGATCATCAGTTCGAGTCGCGACACTTCGAGGTCGATGCTCTGGCGGAACAGGCGCAGGAATCGCAACGTGCGGGTATCCGACCCAAGCAGCGAGTCGACGGAAATCTCAAGCGAGCGGAGATGCGGGAACGAGACGGCGACGTGACGTTCCGCGTTTCGCGTGACGATCGTGTGGAGTTCGGGGCGCGTGTGCGCGGATCCAGCGGGCACGGCGGATCGCGACGCATGTCGAGGCGCGAGTGCGCTGCCGGCATCGTTCGAATAGGTGCCGTCCGCCTGCTTGCAGGGCACCGACAGCGGCGGGGCCGCGTCCGATCCCGTCAGCCAGTACAGGAAACGCAGGTCGTGCGGGCGCGGTTGGCGGCGCAGCCATCCGCCCCGCGCGAGCTTGTCGATGCATTGCGCAGCCGCGCCCGGCATGTCGGCGAAATGGGTCGTGCACACCTCGTCGGACGTCATCGCGTGCGTGGCGTGCCTGAACACAGTCAGAATTCGAGCCGTCAGGTCGGCCCGTTGAGCGGGCGTGAGGTCGACGTATGGATTGAGTCGGCGCGGAGCCGCGTTCGGGAGGGCGTTGTCGATCACGATGCCTCCCTGATCCTGAACGCGCGCGGCTTCTGCGGGCGGGAGTGCTTTTCCGGCTCGGCGTGTGTCGCGGTGCGAAGGCGCTTGATCGCGTCCGCACACGTGGGTTCGTCTGGAATCGAGATCTGCTTCGCGGCAATGGTGTTGCCGTCCATGATCAGGTACTCGATATAGACGCCGTCCACGAGTGGCCGGCGCATGACGACATGCTTGCCGACGAGGATCGGCGACGTCGGAAGCTGGCGATCGCGTTCGTAACGGGCGACGGTCCGGGGCGACAGCGTGTCCCGGCGCGGGATGCCCGCGTGCTGTGCAGCGTTGATTCTGTGCATGGCTTCATCTCCTTTACGCCGAGCGCGCAAGCCGTCCTCGGCGCGTGAGCGTCAGACGTTGGCGTGAAAGGTGGCGGGCTTGTCGGCGACGGGGCCGTTATCCAGCACGTTCGCCGCGATGATCAGGGCGGCGGCGGCAAAGACGCACTTGAACAGCAGCGACTTTTCCAAGTTGCTTTGGCGGGCGGGTTCGGAGGGCGTAACGCGCGGGGCTTGTTCGTCACGGAGCCAGTTCCGGCGGGCCTCAGCGTGAAGATCGGTCGGCTTCATGGGGTAAATCTCCGGTTGAGCGTCATGTGACGCGACAGTCGGAGTATCCATTAATGGAAAATGCCCTGTCAATCCATAAATGGATAAATGCTCCCAGAATAATCCCCGCCGGGTTAGGCGGGGGCGCGTTATCGGGAGTTTCGTGGGGTCAGCAGCAGGGTTGCGGCGTGGCAGGTAAGGACTAGCGCCGCATCAAGCCACGCTGAGGTGTTTAGGTATGCTGCGGCTGCAATTCCGATCGTCGCGGTTGCGAGGATGCTGGCGGTTCCGCGTTGGCGGGCGAGCCGGTGTGAACGCTGATTCCGCGCGTATTCGATGCGCTCAGCCAATTGATGTGCGCCGGCCAAAACGTCTTCTGCGGTATCGGCGTCTACGCCTTTGGCGGAGATGGCGATTGTGCCGTCCTCGCGTAGAAGCACGGCAGCGGCGGCCACTGCGGGCGATCGATCGTGGCGCGCTACCAAATCGTGCAGAAACGCGCGGATGGCAGCCTGCCGAGTTCGTCTTCGTATCGTGGGCAGTTCGTAGACGTTATCGGTTTCGCGTTTTGGTCCCTCGGATGCGGGTTTTGTGGTTTTGTTCATCGCTCAACAATTCGTTCGATAATGGGCGTTGAGCGGCGGCTGACGCGCGCCTCTTCGATCCCGGCGTGGCCGGAATAACTTCTTCGATGGTCGTCGACCCGTCTTCCTCGGTGGTTGTGGCGGTGGTCTGACTCAGAACAAACTCGATATATCGCTCGATTGCCTTCTTCTCCGTCTCCGGGAGTTGGGCGTAGCGGACGCGATCGTAGTGAATTACCGATGCATCGTTCGCGTCGTCGATCAGCAGATCGGTAGGGGATATGCCGATCGCGTTAGCGAGAGATTCCACCACGCGCATCTGCGTGTCTACCTTCCCGGACAGGACTCGATTGACCGAGCTTTGGGAAATTCCGGCGCGCTTGGCGACCTTTTCTTGCTTGTCCACGTGCGGGTAGTGATCCATGTACCACCGCAGCTTGCGGGCCAAGATCATCCGAAGCGATGACTTCGTGGGCGGCGTTTTCATGCCGACATCTTGCCGAATTTGGATACCCATTGGCGGATGGTTTGCCTTGCGCGTCAGTTGAATGAAATTCCTTAAATGGATAAACTCGCGGCTGGCCATTGTGATTGGGGGGCGTTATGGAGACCGGAAGCGAGCCGATTCTTACTGCCGTGCTGCGGCATCTCGACGCGGCAAAGGGCGATTGGCCGGCAATTGCGAAGCAAAGCGGCGTGCCGTATCAAACCCTCGCGAAGATTGGTGGACGGGTCGTCTCCGACCCTCGCGTCTCGACCGTTCAGGCGCTTCTCGACTGCCTTGGAAAGCGGTGCGCTGGACAGCGTTCCTACAGTTCCGCCGCCGAGTGAGCCGATAGGCCCCTCGCGGGACAGAGCGAATCGTACGCCTCCCCCTCGAGCAGCAAAAGATTGAAAACGACCGACCACCAATAGTTCAATGACCTGCAGATACGACAGCACCGAATGGCTGGACGTGCTCTATACGTCCGTGCGCAACACGCCCGGCGGCGTAGCCGACGCCGCCAATCATCTGACGAACCGCCGAGGCAAGGGCATCACGCCGGAGTCGCTTCGTCTGCGCCTGCGCGGCGTCGGCGATAGCCGCCTCTCGATGGAGATGTTCGAGTTGCTGATCGAATGGATGCAGGAGAAGAGCGAAGCCGAGGCGCACGCGCTCGATGCATTGCATGCGCTCAACGCTCGTTTCGGGCTTGTCGCGGAGCGCGTCGACGATCACCACGCGGTCGACGGCCATGAACCGGGAACGATGCATCTCGTGACGACGACGCTCCACTTGCAGGCGCACGTGGGGAAGGTCGCCGACGACGTGACGCGCGCGCTCGAAGATCAGCGCATCGACGATCGCGAAGCCGAGCAGATCATCGCGACCGGCCGCAAGGGGCAGCGCCTGTTCCAGCGGCTGATCCATGCCGCCCGTAACCTTGCTGCCCGCCGGCGTCGCTGACATGCAGCGATTCATGCCCGGCATGGGTTGCTGCCGCGTTGCGCGCGAGCAGGTGCAGCTGTGTTGCGAACGCCCGTATCAGCTCGCATGCGGCATTGCTGCGCTCGCGTACCGGATCGAAGTCGCTCCGGAGCAGGCCGGCCGATTGTTCGTCTCCCTGATCTCGACTTTCCCCGATCGCGTTGCGCTGTTCATCGAACGCGCCGCGTTGTCCTGCGCGGCGCTGCCGACGAAGGGCGAGCGCCACGCGTTCCGAAATCAAATCCTGGGCCGTCTCAGTGCGGCGGATCTCGCGATGTTCGATGAATTGATGTCAGCCGAATGGCATCGCCTGCGTGCCAAACGGATTACTGGAGGTGCGAATTGAATACGAGCGAAACAAGCGGCGGCTTGCGTCGCCGAGCATCCCGCTACCGGATCTCGCCGGCAGGGCAACAGACCTACATCGCTGGGCGGGCGCGTTGGCGGAACTACTCGCATCAGTTGGCGCACGATCGTCGCATGGCTGAACTGGCCGGCATGTACGTATCCGACGCGCGGTGACGGACGGGAGGCAGCGGTGGAAAAGGATCACAACGCATACAGGAGGGTTTATGCAAAAGGGTATTTCGACGGTCTCAAAGCGGCGGGGGCAGGCATGAACCCCGGCCGTCAGCAATCCATTCTGCGTGGCATGCCGTCCGTCGCGCAGAAGGTCTTCGAGTTCGTGCCGATTCAAGAATCGTGGACGACCAAGCAGATCGTGGCGCAGGTGAAAGCCACGACCAAGGCGCAAATCGATTCGCGAACGGCGGACAACTGCCTCGCGCGGTTGAGAGATGCCGGGCTCGTCCGCGAGGTGACGCGTGGCGAATTTCGACGCGTCCGGCTCACGACGTCGTGCGCCTCGGCCGATACGGGCGATGAGGAGGAACCGGACACTCGCGCGCTCGTGAGTGAAGCACCGGGCAAGCGCGACAGTAGTGCATCGCCGATTGATTTGCTGTCGGGCATCGCGAACCGTCTGACAGCGACCGTGGAATCGATACGCGAGATCGCCGTCGAGATCGAAACCGCCGCGCTCGTGATCGAGGAGCGGCAGGCGGCGAACGGGCGCGAGGCCGACAAGCTGCGCCAGTTGCAAGCGCTGCTCAAGGCACTGTAGCGACGCGACCCAAGTTGCTTTGCGTTCGCCGCATCGCATCTTTCCCCCATTTCTTTCCCCTCGCCGTGCGTTCGGATTCGCGCGCGCGAGGGACTGCTTTCAAGAGGTGAATACTCCTTATGTCGACGCTCGATCAAATCGTTCAGCAGCTCCGTAACGCCGATCATCCGGAACTGCCGTCCGGCCATCCGGTCGCGGATGGCAAGCATCATCGCTACGGCCCGCGCAAGAAGTACTGGTATCAGTTGCGCGAGGTCGTCAGCAAGGGGGCGGTGATCGGCTATACGGGCACGTTCGGTCACTTCTCCGGCGACGATCCGGGCACGGAGCGATTCCAGTGGAACGGTGCGCCGCTGAGCGAGGAAGCGCTCGCCGAGACGCGTCGCCGCCAAGAGGCCGCCGAGCGAGCGGAAGCGGAACGCGCGGCGCGTGCGGCACGCATGGCCGCGAACCGCGCGTGCGACCAATGGGCGCGCGCGAGCGAACAAGGCGCATCGGCCTATCTGGAACGCAAGCAGGTGACGGCCGAAGGCGTGCGGTTCGATTCGGACGGCACGATCTTCGTGCCCATGTATCAGTACGGCGACGAGGCGCGGCTCGTGGGGCTTCAGAAGATCACGCCGGAAGGCGCGAAACGCTTCAACAAAGGCATGGAGAAGAAGGGCGCGGCCTGCCTGCTCGGCGAAGTGAAGGCGGACGATCAACTCGTGATGATCGCCGAGGGCTATGCGACCGGCCGCTCGGTGCGCATGGCGACGGCCGAAGCGTTCGCGCTTTGCGTCTGCTTCGATGCGGGGGGGATCCTGTCGACTGCCCGCTATCTGCGCGACGCACATCCGAACGCGCACGTGCTGATCTGCGCGGACGACGACTGGAAGATCGAGCAACGGATGCGCGACTGGCTCGCGGAGGAATTCGACTTCCGGGGCGAGCTGCCGTTCGATGTCGCGCCGATCCGGATCGAGGCGAAGAAGACGTGGTACATGGTCGCCGCGCACCGCCGCGTCGACGACAACGGCGTGGCCTACGTCGAGGTGACGTACGGTAACGACGTCCTGCCGCAGCGGCGCAAGCGCTTCGAGAATGCCGGCCTGAAACGGGCATACGAAGCGGCCGCCGAGGTCGACGGCGTCAGCGTCGTCTATCCGACGTTCGCCGATCGCGGCGAGCGCAAGCTTACCGACTTCAACGATCTGCACGTCGAGGAAGGGTTGGAGGCGGTCACGCGGCAGGTGCAGGCGGCGATCCTGTCGGTCCTCGCGCCAGCAAGCGAAGACGTTCGCACGGCCGCCGTCGATGCCGAACGACCGACGCCGGCCGCGGCGTCCGCTGCCGCAGGACAGGCGGAATGGGATGGACGCGAGGCTGAGAATGGCGCGCACACGTGGGAGCGGGATCTCGCGCGGTCGGACAAGGGCACGCTGTTGCCGACGCTCGGCAATGTCCATCTGATCCTCTCGAATCACAAGGCGTGGCGGGGCGTGATCGAGCAGGACGATTTCGGCGGTCGCGTGATGAAGCGCAAGGCCCCGCCGTTCCCGCAGGGCGCTGTGGGCGAATGGACGGACATGGACGATCAGCGCTGCGTGCTCTGGTTGTCGCAGCGGTACGGCATTTCGGTGCGCACCGATATCGTGATGAACGCGGTGCTGCTGGTCGCGGACGCGACGCACTTTCACGATGTTCGCGAATACCTCGGGCGGCTGGAATGGGATGGCGTGCCGCGCGTGCGCTCGATGCCGTCGACGTATCTGCGCGTGGCCGACAGCGAGTATGTGCAGCTGGCCTTCATGAAATGGATGATCGCGGCCGTCGCGCGCGTGATGCAGCCCGGCTGCAAGGTCGACAACGTGCTGATCCTCGAAGGCAAGCAGGGCGCACGCAAGTCGACGGCGCTGAAGGTGCTGGCCGGCGGACAATGGTTTACCGACACGCCGATCCAGATCGGCAACAAGGACACCTACGCGGTGATGGCGGGCAAGTGGGTGATCGAGCTGGCCGAACTGGATTCGCTGAACAAAGCGGACTCGTCGGCGGTCAAGAGCTTCTTCGCGACGGCCGTCGACCGGTTCCGGAACTTCTACGGCAAGCGCGCGACGGACGTGCCGCGTCAGTGCGTGTTCGCGGGTTCCGTCAACTTCGATACGTACCTCAAGGATGAGTCGGGCAACCGGCGTTACTGGCCGTTGCGCGTGGGCGGCTTGGTCGATATCGACGGCATCGCGCGCGTGCGCGATCAGTTGTGGGCCGAAGCTGTCCATCTGTACCGCTCGGGCGTCGTGTGGCACGTGACGGAGCAGGAGCGCCCGCTGTTCGAGATCGAGCAGGCCGAGCGGTACGAAGGCGACGTGTACGAGGACAAGATCGCGAAGGCGCTGGAATACGTGTCGCACACGACGATGGAGACGATCCTCGCGGACATCCTGAAGCTCGACACGTCGAAATGGACGCTTGCGGAACAGCGCCGTATCGGCAAGGCGCTGAAATCCCTCGGATGGGTGCGCAAGCGTGAGTCGACGGGCTCGCGTGGCTGGTACTACGTGCGTGAAGAGCAGGAGCCGGAAGCGGCGCTCGAGGCGGTCGCGGCAGGCGATGACGACAGCCCGCTTTGATCAGGATCGGCGCGCCGCGATGTTGTTCGCGGCGCGCCGCGTTGCCCGCTTTGGCGCGCCGTGGACGTCCCGTGTCCCAACGTCCCAAAGCACGGCTTCGTGTGCGGGTGCGGGCGCGCGACATGCGCGACGTGAGCGGCGCATGTCGCAGGCGCGCGCGCCCCTGCAAGCCTTTTCCCTTGGGACATTGGGACATTAGGACGTTAAGGAGAAAGCGATGATGGATCTGATGGAGCGGGCGGGAATCGCGATGAGCGTGCGTGGTCAGTTCACCGACCCGATTGCCGATCCGAAAGTTACTTTGGGTGCGCTCGCCTTTGCGAACGATCTCGGTCGCTCGCTGTTCCGCATCAAGGCCGGGCAGCAAGTGACGCGGGAATCGATCCGGCACGCGACGCTGCTGCTCGCGCAGATGATTCGAACGTCGGGGCGATTCAAGCGCTCGCGGTTTACCGGTCTGAAGCGCGATGAGCGTCGCGACCAACGCGCGGGGCACTCCGTCGAGCGGGCGAAGGTGGATATCATTGAGCGTTTCGCGCTTCGCTTGCTCGATGAGTGGGTCAATGATCAGTGCATGCGCTGCGAAGGTCGCGGTGTCGTGCGGACAGGCGGGCGGTACATCTGCCCCGACTGTGCGGGGTCGGGGCGTCGACCGATCGACGATGCAGCACGCGCGCACGCGCTCGGCATTCCGCTTGATGAGTATCGGCGTCACTGGTCGCGACGCTTTCATGACATGCTCGCGCTCCTCGACAACGTGAAGGGTTCAACGTTCGACACAATGAGTCGACAATTGCGAGGATGAACGGACTTCCATTTCAAGAGTGAATGCCGTAAACTTCGGTCATCCTTTACCGCGTCACTGGATGATCGCTGGCACCGCGCGTTAGTCGTGCAAACCTCTCGGGACATAAGAACAAACAGTGGAGCCCGTTAGGTCGTGTGGGGGCGCTCGTCCCTACGAAATGAATTCCAAAGCCCTGAGTGCGAAAGCCCTCGGGGCTTTTTGCATTGGGGCGCTGAAATGCGAAGCGAGTCGGCGAACGGTGGGGCGGGCGAGGTCTGGTCGGCATGGGATGAAGATCGAAGCGTTGGGCGCATTACCGCGCGCGGCTTCCTGTTAGACGACACGATGGACCGTATTGTGTGGGCGCTGGATCGAGCGGCCGAGCGCGGGGTCGCCGATCTCGCGGCTATGTCCGCGGGTACTTAAAAAAGTCAGCTATTTGCATTGGAGAATCGATATGCGAGTTGAAGTGCGCGACGGTTCAGGTGATCTCATCTGGGCTTTCTGGGCGGACGGGTCCGGCAAGGGGGGGCTGACGAGCCGGTCGTATTTCGCAAAGGACATACAGAAACAAGTCGTTGGCATTCTCAGTGACGCTTGCGTGCAGGCATGCAGTGAACTACCTGACGATGGATTGCGCGAGCACGTCGCGGCGCTGTTTAGTGGATTCATCAATGAGCATGTGAACAGCGCGACTGGCGATTCGGCAAATCTGATTGATGATGCACTTCGCGAGCATGAGGCACGGGCGCAAGCGGGATCGGTGGCGGCCTCGGCGGTACGCTGGATCAGAGGCGTCGTACACGTGCGTGGGCAAGATGATGGTATCCACGTTGTCGTCGGCATGGAGGGAGGCAACGTGGATGGTACGGCCGTGGCAGAAGCACTCTCGCGAGTCGGTGCGAGCGCGGTTGCCACTGTCGGGTCTCCGTATTGAGTGGTTGATGTCGAGCGGTTTTCTCACGGCTCACGGTCTGGACGTGCGCAGGGAGGGTCGATGTCGGTCACGGTGCGAAGCCCTTGCACTTGGGCGATGCGCCGCCGAGGTTGCGGCCGGCTTGATCCTCCGGGGACCCTCCGTGGAAGCCAACACGCGGGGGTGCGCACCCGCGCTTTTTCTCTACTGTTGAATCTCTATAGGGGGGCACATTCACATGCTGACTCAGCAGCAGATCGCCGAACACCTCGACCTTGAGCGGTCGACGGTATCGCGTCTGGTCGACCGGCTCAACATCGACTATCGAACGGCGTCGATGGATGAGATCCGCATGGCTTACCTTCGGCACTTGCGAGAGATGGCCGCCGGCCGCGCGAGCGAGACCGGCATCGATCTCGTGGCCGAACGCGCGATGACCGAACGCGTCGATCGCGAAATCAAGCTGCTGACGCTGGCCGAAAAGAAAGGGCAGTTGGTCAACGCCGCGCAGCTTGAGCAGGCATATGGCCAGATGGTGGGTGCCTTTCAGACGGAATTGCTCGCGCTATCCGACAAGCTGGTGCAGGAATTTCGCACGCTGTATGACGTTGAAATTGACCTCGAATGGTTGAACGAGCATATGTATGGGTGTCTTGAACAGCTTTCTGGATACGACCCAGACGGTTCGGGCGGTGATTCGGCGAATCGTGCAGCTACTGCGTCCGCCGGAGAAGATCGGGACGACGGACTGGGCGCGCAAGCATCGCCGGATGAGCGCGAAGGCGACGGCGAGTCCTGGCCGCTATAACCCGAACATCACGCCGTGGGTGTTCGGGATGCACGCGGCGCTCGACGATCCGCGCGTGCAGAAGGTCGTGTGCATGAAGTCGGCGCAGGTCGCGTGGACGGATGGGGTGCTGTTGAATTACATCGGTCGGCGGATCGACATCGACCCGTGCCCGATGATCGTCATGTTCGCGAAAGAGAAGTCGGCGAAGAAGTTCAACCTGGAGAAGTTCGAGCCGATGGTCGAGGTGACACCTCGCTTGTCGGCGAAACTGCCGGTCCACGCGAGCCGCGACAAGAACAACCTGTGGGACCACAAGACATTTCCTCGCGGCTTCCTGAAGTTCATCACGTCGAACGCGCCGGACGATGTGAAGTCGACGCCCGCGCCTGTCGTCGCGGTCGAAGAGCCGGACGACGCGAACCAGAACGTGCGCGAGCAGGGTGATTCAATCACGCTGCTGGAGGAGCGCAACAAGAGCTACTCGGACAGCCGACGCAAAGTGATCTTCGGCGGCACGCCAACGGTCGATGGCTTCTCGCGTATTCAGCAGGCATACGAGGCATCGGATCAGCGGGTCTATCTGGTACCGTGCCCGGACTGCGGCGAAGAGCATGAGCTGGTGTGGGAAAACGTCACGTGGACCGACGACGCGGAGATCGCGCACGAGGTGTACGGTCGCGCCCGCCCCGAATCGGCGCGGTACACGTGCCCGCACTGCGGATCGTTGTGGGACGACTCGATGCGGATTCGCGCGGTTCGCCGGGGCCGGTGGGTCGCGACCGCGCCGTTTCATGGCGTCGCCGGCTTCCGGCTCAACGAACTGGTGTCGCCGTTCCCCGGCTCGCGCATGGGGGAACTGGTGAAGAAGTGGCTGACGGCAGAGAAGGCGTTGCGTGCGGGCGACGATACCAAGATGCGCTCGTTCGTGAACAACTCGAAGGGGCGGCCGTACAAGTACAAAACCGACCTGCCCGAGATCGACGCGCTCGCCGAGCGCGCGATGCCGTACCCGGCATTCGTGGTGCCGGCGGGCGGTCTGCTGCTGACGCTCGGCGTCGACGTTCAGCATGACCGCCTCGCGATTGTGATGCGCGCGTGGGGGCGTGGCGAGGAAAGCTGGCTTGTCGTGTGGGACGAGATCTTCGGCAACGTGATGGACCAACGCGAAGACCCGTTGACGGGCGGCGTATGGGGCGCGCTCACGACGCTGATCACGCACGCGTACCGGCATGAGTCGGGCGGCCTGCTGCGGATCCGGGCGACGTCGATCGACTCGTCGGACGGCTCGACGTCGGACGCGGTGTACAGGTACGTACGCGCGGCGCAGCGGCAGGGTTTGATCGTCTTGGCGATCAAGGGGAGCACGGACGCCAATGCGGAGATCTTCAGCACGCCGCGCGCGTCCGTCGACTCGACGCGGAACAACAGCAAGGCGGCGAAGTACGGGCTGCGGCCGTTCATGGTCGGCGTTAGCAAGGCCAAGGATCTGATCCTCGACAACCGGCTCAAGCTGGACGGCGACGGCCCCGGACGCATGCACTGGCATCGCGACGTCCGGTCGGACTACCTGTCGCAGTTGACGGCCGAGGTGAAGGTGCCCGCGCGCATCGGCACCAAGCGCGTCTGGCAGAAGAAGGCCGGCGCGCGTAACGAAGCGCTCGACTGCGAGGTGTACGCGCTGCACGCAGCGCGTAGCGTCAAGACGCATTTGATGACGGAGCCGCACTGGCAGGTCGAGCAGCAGCGCTTGTCGCAGGTATCGCTGTTCGAGGCGGTGCCGGTGCTCGACGCGTTGCCGTTGGCGTTGCCGATCGAGGCGCTGCCGGATCCGCCGGAGGATCGCGATGCGGACACGGAACCGCCACCGCAGCACCAAAACGCAAAACCCAACGAAACCCCGCCACCGAGCGGGGTTTCGCGCATTCAGGGGCGTCGCGTCGGCCGCTCGGCCTACCTGACGCGTCGCTAGGAGAAAGCCGATGGCTTACACAAGGCAGGATCTGGATCGCATCCAGTCCGCGATCGCGAAAGGCGAGCTCGAAGTGCAATATGCGGATCGTCGCGTGAAGTACCGCTCGATCCTGGAGCTTCGTGAGGCGCAAACCGAGATCATTCGCGCGCTCGACGGCGCGAGCGGGCGCTCGCGCATCGTTCGGCTGCGGCACGCCGGCAAGGGGGTTCGATGAGCCGCGCGTATCCGATGCTCGCTCGACGCGGGTTCGTGGTGCCGACGCGGCTGAAGGCGGCGGCGTACGAATCCGCGAGCACGGGCGGCGCTCGCGCACGGTCGTGGAAGGCGTCGAGCGCGGGGCCGAACGCGGCGGCGGCGCAAAACCTGCCGCTGATGCGGCATCGGGCGCGCGACGCGATTCGAAACGATCCGTGGGCGAAAGCCGCGATCACGCGGCTCGTGTCGAACACGATCGGCTCCGGCATACAGGCGCATCCGCGACATCCGGACGAGGCGATGCGAAACGCGCAAAAGCTGCTTTGGGAAGACAGCGCCGAGGAGATCGACGAGGACGGGCTGTTCGACATGGCGGGATTGCAGACGCTCGCCGCTCGCGCGTTCTTCAGTGACGGCGAGGTGCTGGTGCGGCGGCGTCTGCGTAGCTGGCACGACGGATTGGCCGTGCCGTTGCAGGTGCAGTTGCTCGAAGCCGATCATCTGCCGGTGAGCAAGAACGAACGCCTGCCGCACGGCGAGATCGTCAACGGCGTCGAGTTCGACGACGACGGACGGCGCATCGCCTATCACCTGTTGACGCGGCATCCCGGCGAGTATGGACGGCAGGCCGGCGACAGCACGCGGACGGTGCGCGTGCCGGCCGACGAGATCGCGCACGTGTTCCTCGCACTGCGGCCGGGACAGGTGCGCGGCGTGCCTGAGCTGTCGACGGTGCTGCTGCGGCTGCATTCGCTCGACAACTTCGACGATGCAGTGTTGTTCCGCCAAGAGGTCAGCAATCTGTTTGCGGGCTTCATCACGAAGCCGCATGCCGAGCTGGGGCCGATGGGCGATCCGGTGTCGGGCGCATCGATGCGATACGACGACGACGGGTTTTCGCCGGTCGTGTCGCTCGAACCGGGTGGGATGCAGGAGCTTGCGCCCGGCGAGGAAGTGAAGTTCTCGGAGCCGCCGGGCGCGGGCAACGACTACGTGCCGTTCATGCGCCAGCAGCTCATGGCGTCGGCCGCATCGGTCGGCATGCCGTACGAAGTGCTGACGGGCGATCTGCGGGACGTTAGCGACCGCGTGCTGCGCGTGATCCTCAACGAGTTCCGGCGCAGCGTCGAACAGATCCAATGGAACGTGTTCATTCACCAGTTCTGCCGCAAGGTGTGGCGCTGGTGGGTCGACGCGTGCGCGCTGTCGGGCGCGATGCCGATGCCGAACTACTTCCGCCGACGTCGCGACTATCTGCGCGTGCGATGGGTGCCGCAGGGCTGGCCCTACATCCATCCGGTGCAGGACGTGACGGCGAAGCGCATGGAGATCCGCGCGGGCCTCGCGAGCCGTACGGGTGCGGTGCTCGCGCGCGGCGACGATCCGGAGCAGGTCGACGCGGAGAACGCGGCGGATCTCGCGCGCGAGCAGCGGCTCGGTCTTCGATACGACACGCAGCTTGCGATGGACGATGGCAACGGCAGTGTTTTGAAAGAGGATGGGGAATGAAACGAAACCGCAAGTGGTGGGACATTCGCGCGCAGGCGCAGGCCGGCGGCGGCAAGGTCGCCGAGATCCGGATCTATAGCGACATCGGGTTTTGGGGCACCGATGCGCAGAACTTCGTGTCGCAGCTCGACGCCGTCGCGGCCGACGCATCGTCGATCACGGTCGCGATCAATTCGATGGGCGGCGACGTGTTCGACGCGTTCGCGATCTACAACGCGTTGCGCCGCCACGCAGGCAAGGTGAAGGGGCGCGTCGACGGCATCGCGGCGTCGGCCGCGTCGCTGGTGCTGATGGCGTGCGACGAGATCGAGATGCCCGAGAACGCGCTGTTGATGATCCACCATCCGCACACGGTCGCGGCCGGCGAATCGAAGGATCTGCGCCGTGTCGCCGAACTGCTCGACAACGCGAGCGCCGGCATTCTGGCGGCGTACGCGCAGCGTAGCGGTCTGTCCGAGGATGACGTACGGGCCATGATGGACGCGGAGACGTGGCTGACGGCCGCCCAGGCGAAGGAGAAGGGCTTCTGCGACGTGATCGAGGCTCCGGTCAAGCTCGCGGCGTCCGCGGGCGCTGCGCCGCTTCTCGCGCGCTTCTCGGCCGTGCCGGAGCAGATTCGCGCGCTGCTCGATGCCGCCGACGAACCGGACGCGGAACCGATCGTTCCGCCTGCGAGCCCGCCGACCGATCCGACGCCGAATCCCGAGCCGGAACCGAAACCTCAGAAGCCTGACGTCACGGCACTCGCTGCACACGTGTTCAATTCGCTGCGTGACGCGAATCTCGCCGCGTGCGCCGAAGGCGTGATCGCGGCGACCGGTCTGCGCGACCGCGAGACGGTCGATCGCGCGGTCCGCAATGCAACCGACATCGCGGGGATCTGCCTCGCGGCGAACCAGACGGATCTGACCGCGCAGTATGTCGCGGACGGCCTGTCGCCCGATCAGGTGCGCGCGCGGCTGTTCGAGCGTCTCACGGCATCGAGCACCCGCATTAACAGCCGGCCCGATCCGGCGCAGCAACCGACGCAACCGCAGGCGCGTAGCCGTGCCGTTCGGACGTCCGACATCTACGCGGCCCGCCGCGTGGCCAAGTAACTTTTCAACGCTGAAAGGAGCGCTGAATGTCCAACATCAAGACCTTGGGCACGTTGCCCGCCGAATTTCTGATTTCGGAAGGCCCCGGCCAGATCTCGCGCGACACGATCACGGTCGCGGCCGGTCCGGCGCTGCCGTCCGGCTGCGTGCTCGGCACGATCGGGACCGGCGAATACGCGCCGTACGACAACGCGGCGGCGACCGGCGCGGAAGTCGCGGTCGCGATCCTCTACGCGCCGTTGCCGGCGTCCGACACGCCGCGCCCGGCGGTCGCGATCAAGCGGCTCGCCGAAGTCGACGCGCGCCTGCTCGCGGGCCTCGACGCGCCCGCCCGAGACGATCTGGCCGCACATCACATCGTCATCCGCTGATCCCGGCGAATCCCTGTTTCCGAAGCCGCGCCGATGCGCGGCTTTTTCATTTCTGGAGTGCATATGGCAGACATCGCAATCTTCAACGACGACGCGTTCTCGCTGTCGTCCCTGACGGCGTCGATCAACGAGCAGCCGCACTTGCCCGGCCGCCTCGGCGAGACGGGCCTGTTCGACGAGGAAGGCATCACGACGACGACGGTGCAGATCGAGCGTGACGGCGACACGCTCGCGCTCGTGGCGGCCGGCGTGCGCGGCCAGCCCGCGCCGAACGTGCTGGGTAGCAAGCCGAGCCTGATTCCGTTCAACACCGTCCACCTGCCGCAACGCGCGGTCATCAAGGCGGACGAGATCCAGAACCTGCGCGCGTTCGGCGACGATTCGGAACTGGAGACGGTCCAGCGCTACGTCGACAAGCGGCTCGCGAAGATGCGACGCCAGATCGACGCGACGCACGAATACCACCGCCTCGGCGCGGTTCGCGGCGTGATCCTCGACGCGGACGGCAAGCACGTCGTCGCGAACCTGCTCGACCGATTCGGCATCGAGCAGCAAGTGGTCGAATACGAGCTGTCGAACGCGAAGACCGAGATCCGGATCAAGAACGAAGACACGCTCGAAGCGATCGAGGACGCGCTCGGCAACGTGCCGTTTTCGAGCGTGCGCGCGTTCTGCGGGCGCAACTTCTGGCGCAAGCTGCTGACGCTGCCGACCGTCAAGGAAACGTTCCTCAACACGGCGGCAGCGGCGGCGCTGCGCGGCGATCCGCGCGGCGCGATCGAGATCGACGGCATCGTGTTCGAGCGCTATCGCGGCAAGGTCGGCGGCATCCCGTTCGTCGGCGACGACGAGGCGTATGCGGTGCCGGAGGGCGTGGCGGATCTGTTCATCTCGCGCTTCGCGCCGGGCGACTATGTCGACGCGGTCAACACGATCGGCCTGCCGTACTACGCGCGGCAGGAAGTCATGCCGTTCAACAAGGGCGTCGAGATCGAGGCGCAGTCGAACCCGATCCACCTCTGCACGCGCCCGCGCGCGTGCATCCGCCTGAAGGTGTGACATGGCGTTCCGCGATCTGATTGCGGACGTCGACGCGGCCGTGCTGCGAGATCTGGCCGACGACGACGTGGTCGTCGACGGCCGTCCCGTGCGCGGCATGTTCAACGCGCCTTGGCTTGGCCCCGATCTCGGCTCGCAACGCACGAATCTCGTTGCGCCGATGCTGCACGTGATCGACGCGGACGCCATTGGCATTCGGCCCGGCAGCATCGTCGTCACGCGCGGCGGGCGCTATCGCGTCGTCGAGGCGCAACCGGACGGCACGGGCTGGACGATCCTGACGCTGCAATGACATGAACCAACTGAAAGTCGAAATCGACGTCGGCGCGGTGACGGCCGTCTTGCAGGGCCTGTCGCCGTCCGCGATGCAGGCCGCGTGGCGGCGCACGCTGCGCAAGACGGCCGCGTGGATCAAGAGCCAGACGGCGAAGGAGGTCAGCGCGGCGACGCGCATTCCTCAGAAGGCGATCCGCCGACGCCTCTACTTTTTCCTGCGGTCGGCCGATACCGGCAAGGTGTGGCTCGGCTTGAACCCGATCGAGGCGCACCGCCTCGGCTCGGTCGTGAAGACGCGCAAAGGCATGCGAGCCGGCCGCACGTCGTTCGAGGGCGCATGGCGGCAGTCGAAGCGACAACCGGACGGGCCGATCTTCGAGCGCGTCGGGAAGGCACGGTTGCCGTATCGCGTCGTGACAGTCGATTGGCACGAGACGGGCGATCCGGCGTTTCGCCGCGCGGCGAAGGCGTGCGAGGAACGGCTGTTGACGATCCTGCGGCAGGAAGTGAACTACGAACTACAAAAGGTGATGGGACGTGCTCGATAACCTCAAATTGCTGCACGACGCGATCGTGAAGGGCCTGCGCGAAGCGTTGCCGGCGATCGAACGGATCGAAGCGTATCCGGAGATCGGTGCGCAGATCCAGACGCCGATGATCGCCGTCGAACTGTCCGAAATGGAGCCCGGTCACGACGACGGGACCGGCAGTGTCTCGCTGATCGGCCGCATGCAGGCGCGGATCATCGTCGATCCGTACGGCGAGGGGCACGAGCTGCATGTGCGCGAAATCGCCGCGCGCCTCGCGCTCGGGGTTCACATGCAGACGTGGGGCTTGCCGATCGCGCCCGGCAGGGTGGTGCAAGTCGGCGAGGACCCGTTCCGCCCGCAGCTTGATACGTACCTCGTGTGGCTCGTCGAATGGACGCACGAATTCGGTATCGGCGGTGAGCTGGACGAGATTCCGGACGGCCGCACGCTTGTGTGGGGCGTCGATCCGTCGACCGGGCCGGATAACGAAAGCAGCTATTGGGATCCGGCGCAGGACACGTCAACCAACTATCCGGAGTAACGATGCTCGAGTATGAAATCGGCGAGATGGACCGGCGACTCGCCTGCCTCGTGCAGCAAGGCACGGTCGACGCGGTGTCGTACGACCCGCCGCGATGCCGCGTGCGCGTCGGCGATTGGGTCAGTGATTGGCTGCCGTGGTTCACGGTCGCGGCGGGCGCGGTGCGCTTCTGGCGCCCGCCGTCTGAAGGCGAGCAGGCGTCGGTCTTCTCGTCGTCCGGCGAGCTGTCGAGCGCGTATGCGGTGCCGGGCTATTACGCCGAGCAGCACGGCGGGGCCGCACGACGAAGCGCGGACGAAACGGCGTTCGATTTCCCGGATGGTGCGTCGCAGGTCTATGACCACGCGTCGCACGAGTACCGGGTCGACGTGCCGGCGGGCGGGCGCATCGTGTTCCGCATCGGCGATACGCAGCTGGAGCTGCGCGCGGATGGTGTGACGCTCCGTACCGCGAAACTGCTCGGCGACGTTCCCGATTCGACGTTCACGGGGAACACGACGACCGAGCAGCGCCTGACGTTCAACGGCGGCATGCTGGGCCGGGCAGGCGCGAACGGCGGCCCGGCAGTCGAAGTCGACGGCGGCGCTCGCTATACGGCCGATGTCGAGATCGGCGGCAAGTCGTTTCTTGGGCACAGCCACAGGGAGCAAGGCGACGGAGCGCCTGTGTCGCCGCCGCTGTAACCGGTCGGTCTTCCAAGTCACTTTGCTCCGCGATCGCGGGGTTTCGTTTTTTCGGAGTCAGCAGATGGCAAAAGACGTTCCGCGAGCGCTCGTACCGACGAGTGCGGCGTTTCTCGATGCGCGTTTTCGCAGCCGTGTCGTCGTGTTTCCCGATGGCTCGGTGCTGCACGTGGTCAACGGCGAGGCGGTGGCGAAGACGGCGGCGCATGTCGAGTATCTCGACGCGCATCCGGACTTCAATCGGCTTGAGAGGCGTGTATGACCGTCGCGGGCGAACTGGTCGGCATGGACCGGTGGACCGGCGCACCGCTGCGGGGCCTCGCGCACCTGAAGCAGAGCATCGGCGACATCCTCGGTACGCGCCGGGGCACGCGTCGCGAGCGGCCGGAGTACGGCTCGGACATCCCGGCGATGGTCGACCTGCCGATCACGCGCGGGTGGATCTCGTCGGCGCAGGCCGAAGCCGCGCGCGCGATCGGGAGATGGGAGCCGCGAATCAAGCTTGAACGTGTCGCCGCGCTTGCGGTCGTCGATGGGCGCGTGACGTTCGAGATTCGCGGCGAGGTTGACGGCAAGGCGGAAATCTTCGAGGTGACGGCATGACGATGATCGATTTGTCGCTGCTCGATCCGCCCGATCTGGTCGAGACGCTCGATTTCGAAACGGCGTATCAGATGAAGCTCGCGTACTTCAAGCGTATCTACCCGGACTGGAGCGCGGCGCTCGAATCCGATCCGGTCGTCAAGCTGATCGAGCTGGCGGCATACGACGAGATCCGATCGCGCGCACGCTTCAACGATGCTGCGCGGGCGACCATGCTCGCGTACGCGACCGGCGCGGATCTCGAACATGTCGCCGCGCTGATGGGCGTCGAGAAAGCGCTCGTCGATCCCGGCGATCCGGATGCGACACCGCCGCGCGTGCCGGTCTACGAACGCGACGAGCGGTTCCGACTGCGCACGCAACTGGCGATCGAGACGTCGACCGACGCGGGGCCGATCGACGCCTATCGTAAGCACGCGCTTGACGTGTCGCCGGAGGTGCTCGACGTGCAAGTCGATCGTCCGGAGCCGGGCACGGTTCGCGTGACGATCATGTCGCAGTCGAACGGGGGTGTCGCGGACGACGCGTTGCTCGGGAGGGTGCGCGCCGCATTGTCCGCCGAAGACGTGCGGCCGTTGACCGACACGGTGCTCGTCGTGCCGGCCCGGCCGGTTGCATTCGTGATCGAGGCGGACGTCTACGTGGGGCGCGGCCCGGATCCGGCCGTCGTGCTGGCCGAGCGTCGGCGCGATCTCGACGCCGCGATCGATGCGGCACGCCGGCTCAAGCTCGGCATGGCGCGATCGGCGATCGCGGGCGCGCTTCATCCGCGCGGCAGCAGCGTCGCGCGCGTCGACCTGAAAGCCCCGTTGGGCGATGTCACGTGTAACGGGCAAGAGTTCGCCGATTGCACGTCGGTCATCCTGAATCTGAAGGTGCTCGATGAGTGAGCGTCTATTGCCGTCGAATCAGACGCCGCTCGAAGCCGCGCTCGCTCGCGTGCTGCGACCGAGCGTCGATCCGGAGATTCTGCGCACGCTGATGGACGTCGATCGATGTCCGGCCGCGTTCCTGCCGTGGCTCGCATGGTCCGTCGCTGTCGACGGGTGGGAGCTGGCCGAGTCGGACGACGCGCGGCGTGCGCTGATCAAGGGATCGTTGGCGTTGCATCGCAGGAAGGGCACGCCGTGGGCCGTCCGCGAAATCGTTCGACGGCTCGGCTTCGGCGAAATCGAGATACAGGAAGGGCGGGTCGCGAAGCGTCGCGACGGCACAGCGCTGCGGGACGGCAACTACGTTCACGGCCGCGCAAGCGCGTGGGCCGAGTACATCGTGAAACTGAAGCGGCCGATCACGCGCGATCAAGGGCAGGCGCTGGTGCGCGCGATCGAGCGCTACGCGCCCGCGCGCAGTCAACTGGTCAAGCTGGATTACTCGGCGGTCGCGATCCGCCACAACGGTACGGCCGTCCGCAACGGCCAATATTCACGGGGAGTGGTGGCAGCATGGCAAACCTGAAGGAACGTGCTCAATGGGAAGAGGGCGTCTATCAGCTGGAGACATCGGACCCGGTGATGGGCGGTCCGGACGGGATCGACAACGTGCAAGCGAAACAGCTTGCCAATCGAACGCGCTATCTGAAGGGGGCGATCGAGCAGCAGGACAGCGACAAGGTATCGAAGGCCGGCGACGCGATGACAGGCGCGTTGCTCGGCAAGGTCGGATCGGGAGTCGGCAGCAATGCCGGATTCGGCTTTGACGGCGACCCCGACACGGGGCTCTTCTCGCCGAAGGCGGGCGTGCTCCAGGTGACTTTGAAGGGGGTGCCGGCCGCCGAATGGTCGCTCGACGCGACCGGTCAGCGGAAGATGCGCACGTCGGTCGCGGCGTCGTTCGACAACGGCGTGCGTGCCGGGCTCGATCACGGCGACGGCGGGCAGTTCCGTGCAGTCTGCGACGGCTACGGCGCGTTCATCCGCAACGACGGATGGAGCGTGTATCTCCTGTCGACGCCGAAGGGTGTCCCGGACGGCGGCTTCAACGACTATCGGCCGTTCTCGTGGTCACTGTCGACGGGGCAGGTCATCATCGACGGAAACGGATCGGGCACGGTCTTCGGTGGCACCGTGAACATCGCCCACGATCTCGAAGTCGGCCGGAAGGCAAACGAAGGGCATATCAAGCTAGGTCCGGCCGACGGGTACCTCTACGCGAACCAGCTCAGCACCGGTTGGTGGTCGTCGACGGGATCGTCGTATCAATACATGTTTGCTGACCACACGTTCCGCATCGATGGCCGGATCGCGTGGCACGAAGGCAACCTCACGCCGCTCGACTTGAACACGGGCGGCACGCTCAAGGGCAACCTGACGTGCGAGCCGGGCACGCGCATCGTATTGGCCGAGGGCAGCGTCACCGCACCATCGCTCGCTTTCGGCAACGACGGAGCGCCAGATACTGGTCTCTATCACCTCGCGGACGGCGTATTCGGCGTCACTTGCAATACGAATTCGGTGTTGCGCTTCACGCCGACGCTTGCTGTGTTCGATCAACCCGTGACGGGGCCGACGCCGCCGTCGGGGGATCGTTCGACGCGTCTCGCGACGACGCAATGGGTTGCCGATGCGATTTCAACGGCGTCCGTCGGACAGATCGTCTTCGAGATGCGCACGAGCGCGCGGGCCGGCTATCTGAAGTGCAACGGCGCGGTGCTCAAGCGCGCGGATTATCCGGCGCTGTGGGCATACGCGCAGGCAAGCGGCGCACTCGTCGCCGAGAAGGACTGGTCGACCGGCAATTGGGGCTGCTATTCGGACGGTGACGGCGCGACGACGTTCCGGATTCCCGAACTGCGCGGCGAGTTCATGCGCTGCTGGGACGACGGACGCGGATTCGATGTCGATCGCAGAATCGGGACGTCACAGGACAGCCAGAATCGCTCGCACGCGCACGCAGCCTCGACGGATGAGGCACCGGATCACGTTCACACGGCGTGGACCGACGCGCAGGGTAACCACAGTCACGGCGGGGCGACGCAGTGGAGCGGGGATCACGTCCACACTGCGCCGGGCGCGCCCGGTAGCGGGCAGGGCTATCCGGGCGTGAATTCCGTTCAGCAGAGTGCGGGCGAGTCCCGCACGAGCGTTGCCGGCGGGCACAGCCACACGATCGCGACGGACGGCGGTCACGGCCATAACGTCGGCATCGGCGGCGGCGGCCGTCATCGACACACGGTCAGCGTCACGGCTGACGGCGGCAGTGAATCCAGACCGCGCAACATCGCCGTCATGGCGATGCTGCGCGCCTACTGACAAGGGAGAAAACATGCTCTGCAATCAATACGACAACGCGACGGGCCAATACGTCGTCAGCTTTCTGGCGGACATCGATCCGCTCAATTCGAAGCGCTGGCTCGTGCCGGCGTTCTGCACGGCCGAGCCGCTGCCCGAGCGCCCGCCGCTCACGTGGCCGTTCTGGAAAGACGGCAAATGGGTGCTGCTGCCCGACTATCGCGGCGTGCGTCTGTACCGCACCGACAGCGGGTCGCCGGCCGAGATCACGCGCTCAGGCGTGAAGCCGGAAGACGTTGGCCTGACCGAGACACCGCGCCCGTCCGACGAGCACGTCTGGCGCGATGGCGCGTGGCGCGTCGACGAGCAGATCGTCGCGCGCAAGCAGCGCGAGGCGGCGATGAACGACTTCACGTCGCGCATGGAGAAGGCGCGCACGAAGAATCGCGGTAAGGCCGACGCACTCGCGGCGGGGCAGCTCGATCCGTTCGAGCGGGCGCTCTTCGAGGCGTGGGCCGCGTATCAGATGGCGCTCGTGCGCATTGTCGAGTCGGCCGAGTTCCCGGCGTCGCACGCGTGGCCGGACGAGCCGGACGAGGCGGCGATCCGGATCGCCGTCGAGGAGAAACAGCGGACGGAAGAGGAGAAGCGGCGGGCGGAAGAACAGGCGGCAGCCAGTCAGGCCGCTGAGGAATCCGCGCCGTCCGACACGTCGCGGTAACCGCCACTCGCTCGTCATCGAAGCCGCTCAGCCGAGCGGCTTTTTTCATTTCTGGAGACCTGAATGGGTGCTACCTCGTTTTATCACGGCGTCACGACGACGATCGTCGACGTCGGCCCGCGCACGATCGCGGTGCCGTCGTCGTCGGTGGTCGGCCTCGTCGACACGTACGCGCCGGGCGCGGATCTCGTGCAACCGGACGTGCCGGTGCGGCTCACGAACGAGCACGACGCGGCGCAGGCGTTCGGCGAGCACAGCGCCGTCGCGCGAGCCGCACGCGCGATCTTCGCGCAGAGCAAGGCGGCGATCGTCGCGGTCGGCATCGAGAAGAAGGGCGACGCCGCGCAGCTCGCGTCGGATGTGATCGGCGGCGTCTCGGCGGCCGGCAAGCGAACCGGCCTGCAAGCGCTGCTCGACGGCAAATCGCTGTTCAACCTGCAACCGCGCCTGCTGATCGCGCCGGGCCACACGTCGAAGCAGGCCGTCGCGACGGCCGCCGACGCGCTCGCGAACAAGCTGCGCGCGATCGCGATCCTCGACGGGCCGAACGCGGACGACGAGGCCGCGATCACTTACGCAAAAAACTTCGGCAGCAAGCGGCTGTATCTGGTCGATCCGGGCGTGCGTTACTGGGACACGGGCGCGAACGTCGACACCGACGCGCCGGCGTCCGCGTATGCGGCCGGCATGTTCTGCCAGACGGACGCGGCGATCGGCTTCTGGGCGTCGCCGTCGAACAAGGAAATCGTCGGCATCACGGGCACGAGCCGGCCGATCGAGTTTCTCGACGGCGACGAGACGTGCCGCGCGAACCTGCTGAACAACGCGTTCGTCACGACGATCATCCGCGACGGCGGCTTTCGACTGTGGGGCAACCGCACGCTGTCGGCCGATCCGAAATGGACGTTCGTCACGCGCGTGCGCACGCTCGACATCGTCATGGACGCGGTGCAGGCGGGCCACAAGTGGGCAGTCGACCGCGGCATCACGGCGACCTACGTGAAGGACGTCACGGAAGGGCTGCAAGCGTTCATGCGCGATCTGCGCACGCAGGGCGCGATTATCAATTTCGAGGTCTACGCGGATCCGCGCCTGAACAGCGCGAGCCAGCTCGAGCAGGGCAAGGTGTACTGGAACATCCGGTTCACCGATGTTCCGCCCGCCGAAAACCCGATCTTCCGCTTCGAAGTCACGAATCAGTGGCTCACGGAAGTGCTCGATACCCAACAGTAAGAGGTGACGCGTGATTCCGGAAACCCTATTCAATCTCGCGATGTACGTCGACGGGCGCGGCTTCGTCGGCCGCACGACCGAGGTGACGCCGCCGAAGCTGAAGATCAAGACGGACGACTTCCGCGCGGGCGGCATGGACGCGGCCGTCAAGATGGATCAAGGCATGGAGGCGCTCGAAGCGTCGTTCGCGATGTCGACGCTGGAGCGCGACGTGCTGAAGTTCTTCGGCATCGCGGACGGCACCGCGTTCAACGCCGCGTTTCGCGGATCGTTTCGCGACATCAAGGGCGGCAGCAAGGCCGTCGCGGTTCACATGCGCGGCATGCTGACCGAGGTCGATTCCGGCTCGTGGAAGCCGGGCGAGAAGGCGGAAATCAAATACGCCGTGTCGCTGAACTACTACAAGCTGGAGATCGCCGGCTCGGTCATGCATGAGATCGACGTGTTCGGCTTCGTGCGCGTGATCGACGGTGTCGACCAGCTCGCACAGGTGCGCCGCGATCTCGGCATGTAACGCGTGGCAAAGCAACTTTGAACCCAAGGGGCGCACCGTGCGCCCCTTTTTACATCTAGAGGACAACACGATGGACACGATCACGATCAAGCTCGACTACCCGATCACGCTCGACGGCGTGCTGCGCGACACGCTGACGATGCGCCGCCCGAAGGTGCGCGACGTGCGCGGCGCGACCAAGCGCGCGCAGGACGACGACGAGCTGCGCGAGATCACGCTGTTCGCGATGCTCGCCGACGTCGCGCCCGACGAGCTGGAACAGATGGACATGGCCGATTACGTCGCGATGCAACGCGCATACGACTCCTTTCGAACCCCTGGCCCGATTGCACGAAAAGACCGTCAAGGCGATGGCGAAGCGCCTGCTGCGTGAGTGCGCGATCAGTCCGCAAGCGATCGATGACCTGACGCTTGAGGAACTGGTGTGGTGGTTGACGGATTGATGTGACAGGGAGCGGAGATGGCACGCGAAATCGCGTTGGGGATCGTGATCGGCGGGGCGGTATCCGCGACGTTCGGCAAGGCGATCTCCGACACGCAATCGAAGATCGTCGGGCTGCGCAAGACGGCCGCCGAAAAGGGCATGTGGCAACGCCAGATCGGCGAGACGATCAAGTTACAGGACGAATTTCGCCGCCTGCATCGCGCGGGCGACAGCGCGGCCGAGACGATCCGGCGCAAGCTGGATTCGAATCTGCGGACGCTGCGCGACGCCGGCATCGAGGTCGACCGGCTCGATCGCGCGTATGCGCGGCTCGGCCGCACCGCGCGCGGGCTCGAACTGCGCGCGATGGGGCACGAGCGCCTGAGCGGCGGCCGCGAGACGATGCGGGGCGCGGTCGGCGACTCGATGAAGCTGACCGCCGCGATCGCGGTGCCGACGATGGTGTCGGCGCAGTATCAGGCGATCATCCGGGACATCGCGATCAAGGCGGGCATTGCGCGCACGGGCGAAGAGCGCGCGATGTCCGACCGGATTCGGCGCGATGCGTTGGCGAACGGCATGAGCCGCAACGAGCTGGCCGAGGCGGTCAATCAGATGGTCGCGGGCGGGATGGATCTCGACCGTGCGCTCGGCTTCGCGCCTGCGGTGGCGAAGTTCTCGATCGGCCAAGGCGCGACGAGCGTCGAGACGGCCAAAATGATTCAGGCGCTGGAGCAGAACGCGGACATCAAGGACCCGGCCGCGATGCTCAAGGCGCTGGAGGCGATCGCGTATCTCGGCAAGGAAGGCTCGTTCGAGTCGGTCGACATGGCTCGCTGGTTCCCGGTGCTGCTCGCCGAAATGAAGAAGATCGGCATCACGGGGCAGGACTCGGTGACGCAGCTGGGCGCGATGCTTCAGGTGCAGATGAAGACGGCGGGCAACCCCGACGAAGCCGCGAATAACCTGAAGAACTGGTTCTCGAAGATCGGCTCGGGCGAGACGAAGCGCAACTACGAGAAAGCCGGCGTCGACTACGAAGCGAAGATGAAGGAGGCGATCGGCAAGGGCTGGTCGACGCTCGAAGCGTCGTTCGTGCTCGCGCGCACGTACATCGAGCGCGTCGATCCGGCGAAGGCGAAGCAGTTGGCCGAGGCGGCGAAGACGATCAACGCCGAGCTGGATCCGGAGAAGCGTCAGAAGCAGATCCGCGCGTTCGAAGAGACGATGAAGACCGGCGACCTGTTTACCGACATGCAGGTCAAGGCGGCGCTCACGGCGTACATGCAGAACGCGGACATCTATCAAAAGATGAAGCGTAACGGCGCGGACATTTCCGGTCAGATCCAGAAAGACCTTGATGATCGCCGCGAGACATCCAAGCAGATCTGGAAAGAGGTCGTCGATCAGTGGGACGACGCGATGCGCAGCATCGGCGACGCGTTGCGGCCGGTGACGGATCTGGCGGGCGAGCAGGCGAAGAAAGCCGGCGCGAAGGTGCGCGACGTCGTCGATGCGTCGCCGCGCGCGGTGGCGGCCGTCATCGGCGTCGCGGGGGCGGCGATCGCGTATCGCGGCGCGCGTGCGGCGTGGTCGATCGGTCGCGGCGTGCTCGATGTCGCGCGTGGCGCGCGGATGGCGCGGGGCGGCGGGAAGGGCGGCAAGGGAGCGAAGCCGGGGCGCGGTGGGCCGGCGCTCGATGCGCTCGGGGCGGCCAGTGGCGTGCAGCGCGTGTTCGTCGTCAACCTGCCCAGCGGTGGCATAGGCGGCGGCTCTGTCGGCGATCTGATCGAGGGTGCGGCGGGCGCGGCGAGCGGCAAGGCAGGCCGGGGCGGACGCTTCGGACGGCTCGGCCGTGCGCTGGGCGGGCTCGCCGGCCGCGCGCTGCCGTACGCGGGGAAGATCGCGCTCGCCGGGACGGTGCTGAAGATCGGGCTTGCGGCGAAGGATGCGTACGCGGTCGCGGCCGGTGACGATCCGCGCGCGCGGAAGGCCGAGAACTTCGCGGGTATCGGCGGCAGTCTCGCGGGCGGTGTCGTCGGTGCGAAGCTCGGCGCGTCGATCGGCGCGTTCGGCGGGCCGATTGGCGCTGCGATCGGCGGCGTCGCGGGCGGGGCGATCGGCACGTTCGCCGGTCAGAAGCTGCTCGGGGCGCTCACGCGATGGGCGTTCCAGCATCGCGGCGACACGCCCGAAGCCGCGCGCGCGGTCGCGAACGCAAAGGCGCTTGTCGAGCCCGGCGTCGCCGAGCGGCGCGCGTTCAAGGTCGAGCAGCAAAACAGCTTTGCGCCGGTCTTCAACATCAAGCTGGAGGGCGGTAGCGATCAGGCGATGGCCGACCGGCTGCTCGCGCGGATCAATCCGCAGATCCAGCGAGCGATGACCCAATCAATGAACAACAACAACCGGTCGGCGCTGTTCGACGCGCCGCACCTGTAGGAGAGGCGATGGATTTCGTGAAGAGCATCACGCAGGCGGCGACGCAGGCCAGCATTGCGGCCGAGCGCGCGCAGCACGTGAACCGCGTCTACGAGCGCAATCGCGCGGCGAGCCGGAACACGGTCGACACGTTGACGAAGCTCGCGACCGGCAACCTGACGTCGGCCGCCGAGCTGCTGAACGGTGCGAGCAGCGCGCTATCGGTCGCAACCGATCTGAGCCCGAAGGTGGGCGAGGTGACGCGCGGGTTTCGCGCGATGGCCGGCGCGGTCGGCAGCGTGCTGCGGATCGCGAACGCCTCGAACCATCCGCAGATTCACGCGGCGGCGCAATCCGTGACGACGGCGCTGAAGGGCGCTGAAACGCAGTTCGCCGCCGTCGTCGGCTCCGATACCGCGAAGGCCGTGAAATCCGTATTGCAGGCGACCGGGCTCGGCGCGGCGTTCGATTCGCTGGGCGGCGACGCTTCGTCGGCGACCCCTCATCTGCTGACGCTGACGACGGAGGAAGGACGGCGCTTCAACTTCGGGCTGTCGACGGCCGCGTTCGACAAGCTGCGGCGCACGACGCGCTACAAGGTCGCGTCGCAAGAGCGCCTGAACCGGCCGGAAGCGTTGCAGGCGGTGAGTCAGGGCGGCGAAACGATTGTGCTGTCCGGCGTCGTGTTCCCGGCGCTCGGGGCGGGCGCGCGCCAGTTGGAGACACTGCGCGCGATCGGCGGGCGGATGAAGCCGGTGCAGCTCACGGCCGGCACGGGCGACGTGTTCGGGCGGTGGTATCTGCAATCGATCGAGGAAGAACAGGAGGCGCTCATGTCGGACGGAGCGCCGCGCAAGCAAACCTTCAGTCTGGAGTTTGGCCGCTATGGCGAGGACTTTAAGAACATCTGACGGCGACGTGCTCGATACGCTCTGCCATGCCGCCTACGGCACGCTGAGCGGGGCCGTCGAAGCCGTCTACGAGGCGAATCCGGGCCTCGCGCGCGAACCGCAGCCGTTCCGCTCGGGCGTGCTGATCACGTTGCCGGATCTCGACGCGCCGCGCGACGAACCGATTCAGCTCTGGTCGTGAGGGCGAGCGATGCAGGCGATATTCCAGATCATCGCGAACGGCGCGGACATCACGCGCACGATTCAGGATCGCGTGCTGCGGATCAGGACGACGGACAAGCCCGGCCTCGAGGCGGACGAGTGCGAGATCGAGCTCGACGACCGCGACGGCGTGATCCGCTTCCCGCCGAAGGGCGCGACGCTGAAGATCTCACTCGGTTGGGAAGGGCAAGGGCTGTCGTTGCTCGGCGAGTACGCGATCGACGAGATCGTGTTGCGCGGGCCGCCGGCGACGGTGGCGATCCGGGGGCGGCCGGCGAACCTGCGGGCGACGTCGAAGACGCACCGCTACGGCAGTTGGTCGAATGCGAAGCTCGCCGACGTCGTCGGCGACATCGCCCGGCGCAACAAGTGGGCGGCTGCGTGCTCGATCGATGTCGTCGTGCCGCGCGCGGATCAGTTCGGCGAAAGCGATCTGCACTTCGTCACGCGGATCGCGCGGCAGTACGGCGCGACCGCGACCGTGAAGGCGGGCAAGCTGATCGTCACACCGATCGGCGGCGGCAGGAGCGCGAGCGGCAAGGTGCTGCCGTCGCTCGTGCTCGCGCCGGATCAGCTGATCGATTACGAGATCGCGTTTCCGGATCGCGCGAGCTTCGCGGCCGTGCGCACGAAGGTGCATGACGCGAAGTCGGGCAAGAAGATCGATCTCGTGATCCCGAATCCGGATGCGCCGCCCGGTGCGGCGGCCGTCCACACCGAACGGCATGCGTTCGCGAGCCCGCAGGCCGCGAAGGCCGCCGCATCCGCGCGTCTGGCGAAGCTGAACCGGCACACGGCCACGAGCCGCTTGCGGATGCTCGGCCGCGCCGATGTGTCGGCGGAGAAGACGGTGACGCTGAAGGGCTTCAAGCGCGACGCGGACGGCGATTTCCTCGTCGAGTCGGTGACGCACGAGTACGCCGGCCGCAGTTGGGAGACAGAGGTCGTGCTGAACGCCGGCAACAAGGGCAAGGCGAAGGCCGGACACGGCAAGAAGCAGGCGAAGAAGATCAATCTCGTCATTCCCGCGCCGCAGCCGTAACGCGGACGCCGGGCATACAGCAGAGCCGCTCACGGGCAACCGGAGCGGCTCTTTCTTTTTATGGAGTCAATCACTGTGAAAAGCGAAATTGCGGCGAGCGCTGCGAAGAGCGCCCCGCCGGTTGCGTCGTCGCTGTGGCTGTGGGCGTCCGGACACGATGCGAACTGGTGGGCGTCGCTGCTCGTGTCGATTCTGACGGGCGGCTACATCTGCCTTCAGTGCTTCTATCTGATCAAAAACAAGGGTCGCCGAGGTGGCCGGCATGGTTAAGGTGCCGAAGAAAACGCTTGCCGGCGTCGTCGGGGCGATCGCGGCCGGCGTGCTGACGGTGATCGTGCCGAAGTTCGAGGGCGTCAAGCTGGTGGGCTACCTCGATCCGGTCGGTATCCCGACGAAGTGCATGGGCGACACGCGCGACGTCGTCGTCGGCAGGGCGTACAGCGAGGCCGAGTGTCGCTCGTCACTCGAAACGCAATTGATTGCGCACGCCGAACCCGTGCTGCGTTGCACGCCGGGGCTGAAAGATCGTCCGTATCAGCTCGCGGCGGCCGTGAGCTTTGCATACAACGTCGGCGCGAACGCCTACTGCGGCAGCACGACGGCGAAGCGCTTCAATGTGGGCGACCTGCGCGGCGCGTGCCGCGCGATCAACGAGTCCGACGACGGCCGCCCGCAATGGGTGACGGCGCGGGGTCGGGAGATGCCCGGCTTGGTGAAGCGGCGCGCGGAAGAGCGCGCGATCTGTGAGCGGGGACTGTGATGCCGAAAGCAACTCCGTATCTGCTCGCAGTGTTGCTCGGCATGGCGGCCGGCGTTGGCGTCGAGCACCTGATCGGCGCACGTCGGCTTGCCGACGAGCAGGCCGCGCGAGCGCTCGATGCGCAACGGCACGCCGAAGCATTGGGCGCGATCTCGCACGCGGCGCTCGACGTCGAGCAGCGCGCGATCGCCGCGCACGATGCAGCCGCGTCGGCGGTGGCCGCCGTCGACCAACGAACCACGAAGGAGAGGAACGAGCATGAAGCAGAGAGTCGCAGCCTGCGGGCTGCTCTTGCCGCTGGCACTGAGCGGCTGCGCGTCGCTGTCCGAAACTGCGCGGCAGCCGATCGCGACGGCGTGTCCGGCGCTTCCAGCGCCGCCGGCGTGGGCGATGGTGCCGCCGCCTATGCAGACGTCGACGCAGCGGTTGCGGAGCGCGTTTTTGCAATCGCCGGGGACGACCAGCGCGAGATCGACAAACTGACGGCTCTACAGGGCTACGTGTGTGCGGCGCGGCCTGAGACGCCGGGCTGCGACCAGAAGTAACGAGAAACAGGGCGACTGGCGTGCGTGCGCGAACACGCGTGCCAGTCGCCTTTCCACTGTCTGAGCCAGTGAATCGGCCAAGGCCCTGCTACCTACCGGTAGGCGGGCCGGATTCTACACTAAGTTTAAAAACGGCTTTCACAATGGCAAATCCCATCATTCCGTGGATCGGCGGCAAGCGTCGTCTCGCGGACCACATCATCCCGCGCTTTCCGAAGCACGACTGTTACGTCGAGGTTTTTGCGGGCGGGGCCGCGCTTTACTTCATGCGGCCGCCTGCCAAGGTCGAGGTGATCAACGACATCAACGGGGAACTGGTGAACCTGTATCGCGTCGTTCAGCACCACCTCGAAGAGTTCGTGCGTCAGTTCAAGTGGGCGCTGACGAGCCGGCAGGTGTTCGAATGGCTCAAGCATACGATCCCGGAAACGCTCACCGATATTCAGCGTGCCGCACGGTTCTACTACCTTCAGAAAAGTTGCTTTGGCGGGAAGCTCGAAGGGCAGACGTTCGGGACACGAACGGAGCATCCGCCTGGGTTGAATCTGCTGCGCATCGAGGAGGAGCTATCGGCGGCGCACATTCGCCTTGCGAATGCATACATCGAGCGGCTCGATTGGGCGACCTGCATCGATCGTTACGACCGGCCGCACACGCTGTTCTATCTCGATCCGCCGTACTTCGAGACGGAAGGGTACGGCGTTGCGTTTCCGTTCGTGGAATACGAGAAGATGGCCGAGCGGCTGCGATCGATCAAGGGGCGCGCGATCGTCAGCCTCAACGACCATCCGGAGATCCGGCGGGTGTTCGCCGGCTTCCATATCGAGAGCGTGCCGATTCAGTACACGATAGGCGGCGGGAAGCGCGTCGAGCGTCGCGAGCTGATTATTTTCAGTTGGGACGATTCAGCCGAGCCGGCCGGGCTGTTTTGACGAGTGCGGCCGGCGCGGTAATCGCGCCGGCTGGCTCAGATATCGACGTAGGCGGGGAGCAGGTCTTGATCGACGAGCCGGATCTCGATGCGGTTCGCGATCGCGACGTGCTCGGGATTGTCGACCGAGAACGGGGCGTCCGTGACGCTGGCGATGATCGTGCCGGTCTGTTTGCCTTTGGCGGGTACGGGAATCAGTGCTCGGGCCTCGGGAACCTGCTGTTGCGTAATGATCTTCGGCAAGTAGAGCATCCAGCCGACGCCGGGCTTGTCGTCAAATACCTGTTTGTCGAAGTAGCCTTCGGGCGATGCTTCTACTACAAGTGGATTGAATGCGGCCACGATTGTGGTGATGACGTCGGCAAGGTCCTGCGATTCTGCGTAGCAGTCGGGCGCGCCCATGCGTACTGAGAATCTGTCGGGCAGTATTTTTTCGTCCGATACGTGACACGACATCGATGCGCCTTCATTTGGACGTGTATTGCCGTTCCAAATCGCTGCATGCGATACGCCATGCTTCTTCCCGCGCTGCTCTTCGTTCAAGACGGCTAGTGCTGGCGTCGACGGCGAACCATCGGCGTTGAATGCCGGGTAGAGCGTCGCCTCTTCAAGCGAGTCCCCTTTGAGCCGCCAGTTTGCGTGTGCCATTAGCGAGCTTTTCGTCGTGAGCGCGGCGACAATTTTCGACTCACGACTCAGCATCTCGGAAAAATCGCGGGACGATAGAGATACGTCCCGGAACATCGCTGTGATTTCCATGTTCGATTACGGTTGGTAGACGGATCGGACGCCGAGGCTGGCAAGCAAGGGCGCCATCTTTCGCCTGGTAAGCGGTGTCTGAAAATACCACGTAAGGCGCGCAGGCGGGTTCGCTCGCACCTTGGAGGCTTGGGTCGTGATCTGCGTTTCCATTTTGTCGAAGCCTCTGAAGAAGTCCTCCGCGCCCGGAATTGATCCGTCAAGAAACTGATCGTAATTGCCCTTGGTTTCCTGAAGCATGCACTCCCCCGGCTGGAAACCATCGAAGTCCACGCCGAGCCAGTCCCACTCCTCGCTCCATCGGCAGGCCTCTGTATCGAACGGAAAGCCGGTAATGCGCGCTTGGTAGCGGTACGAGTTCCAGTTTACACCGTGGTTTCTGCGGATCCGCGCGCCCGCGTCAGGTGGGCATTTCTTGCAGCTTTCCCCCGTACGCGGTAATGCCCTGACATCCGGCGTCGCCTTACTGTCTTCCTTCGGCGTGTCACCCGACAGACTCGCCGTTCCCGCCACCGTCGCTCCGCCCAACAAGGCGACGCCAGCGCGCGCCAAGACGGGACCAAGCTCCGTTATCGCCGCTTCCAAGAGCGTCAACGCCAATGTCGCCAT